GCGGGCGTAGTCGGGCTTGAACGTGATGCGAGTATAGGGTTTGTTTTTGCATTTGGTCATTTTGGGCGCATCAATGACATCGAGGTTGTTGTGGAATTCCTGGGTGTACTTAATTCCGCGTTTGTGATCCACCGTTTCCACGGTTCCGTGCGTGGACCAGATGAGAACTAGTTTGAACCCGAAACCGTTTTTGCCTCCGACGATCTTCTCTTCTGTCTTGTTGTAGTTGGTTGATGTGCGTAGGTGTCCGAAGATAAGTTCAGGGATCCACACGTCGTATTCGGGGTGCTTGGCCACGTCGATACCGTTGCCGTCGTTGTACATGGTAATGGTTCCATCGTCTGCAATGCTAATATCAATGTTTGTGACAGGTAGCGCACCGTCCTCCTTGTTTGCGCATGCCTGTGCCATGCGGATGACATGGTCACGACAGTTGACAATGCCCTCGTCAAATAACTTGTAGAGCGCGGGGATGTATTCTACTGCAGTGGATTTGATTTTTCCCGTTTCTGCATCGAGTAGCCATACGTCCGAATCCACATTCTCGATAGACCCCACATAGGTGTCAGGGTTGTCTAAGATATGCTGTTTATCAGTCTTCTGTTGGTACTTGGACGCCAACTGGGTATCGGCGTCAGATTGCTTAGATGCTTTGGCTGATTTGGTGCTCATATTGGAAATATGACCTAGAACAAGTAATAATGTATGTGCCGTTGTATCTATATGTATTCATTCAATTTTGGTTCTATTTAGATGGTTCTATTTAGAAAACTTAATTATATGAGTCCATATTTTTTTATATATACTATATGTTATAATACATGCCTCAAGAAGTTATCGTAAAGTTTCTAAGTCAAACCTCCCTGAACTACGCATACATCTTCTTAACAGAATGGGAGTTCTTTGATGTAGATGGTGTTAAGATTCCAATATTATCAGCAGCCGGATATAGTGATAATGGTCATTCACCTGTATCCACAGATAACGGATCAGATTGGCAAAAAATTTCAAACCTTTGGGATGGTAATCTAGCTGGTGACAATTTCTGGTATGCGGATAAGCCTAATGGAAACAGTATAAAGTTTGTTTTAGCAGATGATAGTGTACCACATACTTATTCATGGCTTACTTCAACGGGACATGCACTCTGGGAACAGTACGCTGCTTTCCCAGTCACCTGGGAGATTACTCATGATGGTATAACCAACCATCAGACTAACCCAATATCATTGTATTCCCAGGTACCCAACGGCACACAAGTTACAATGGGTCCATTTTTCGTCCCCCAAAATATATTGCCGGTAATAACAATAATAGGTAGTTCTATAGTGTACGTGGTCAAAGACGATGTCTACGCGGATGCAGGCGCAACGGCGGTGGACGCGGAGGATGTTGATATTTCGCTCTCCGTTAGCGTAAATAGCACCGTGAACACGTCAGATCTCGGTACATACACAGTCACGTACAGCGTTACAGCTTCGAATGGAGAAACAGCAACTACAAATAGAACGGTTTGTGTTGTTACTGAAATTCCCACCCCCACCTGCTTCCCCGCAGGCACACCTATCCAAACGGATCAAGGAGTAACCGCCATCGAACAGTTGGTTCCAGGCGAACACACCCTTCGCGGTAAGAGCATTTTAGCAATCACCCAGACCCGTCCTCTCCAGAAGCACATTGTTTGTTTCGAGAAAGACAGTATCGGTAAGAATGTTCCTTCTCAACAAACCCTTTGCAGCAAAGAACACAAGGTGTTATACCAAGGCGAGATGATTAAGGCAAGAGACCTTGCTGATATGTGCAAAAACGTCAAGAAGGTTTCTTACAACGGTGACACCCTTTACAACGTTCTTTTGGAGAAGCATGGTAAGATGCTCGTCAACAACATGATCTGTGAGACGCTTCACCCAGAAAATATCGCAGCCAAGTTCGCTAAGTCTAAGAATACAACCAAGAAGAATGTGTTATTGAAATAAACTCATTTTGATTTAGTAGATGTAGACGATTGACAATTTGTATTCTTATACCTATCTTTATGTATAAGAATATAACATGTACGTAGAGTACTTATCGGTTAGTATTGTTTGAAGATGTTTTTTTCATCTAGATATCGACAAATTGTAAAAGACCGAACCCAATGTAACGTATATAAAGAGGTAGGTGCAACTTATTGTTCTCCTATCGGGGATGTCACTAAGGAAACCTTTCCAGGAAACAAACAGACCAAGGTGGCTCGTCTGGTCGACCTTGTTCGTCACACGCGCGGTGGAAAGATTATGAACGGATACGACCCGCAGATGGATCCATATGGTATTCCACCTGCACCCATTATAAATGGTCTCCGTCACGGGGCTGTACCCGTGGGTATGCGCAAAAACAAGTTCTGATGCATATCTCGATATATTTAGGCGCGTTTTTATCGGCTGCCGTAAATATTTATTTCTTTCGTCATACTATAATACCATGGTGAAGAAGCACATGAAATCCAGCGATGGCCATTACCATATCCACGGACGTAAATACGAAGAACTTGAGGGTTCCCGCGCCAAGGTCTGGCATCAGACCGCTTACAAGACCTCTGGAGGTCTTTTGAAGCACCACCTTATCATGAACAAGCACGGTAGAATTGTCTCCAAGAAGAAGCACGGAACCGCCAAGAAGGAGAAGCGTCTTGAGAAGGCTGGATACAAGACCCGTAAAGGTACGTTCGGATTTGTCAAGTCTGATGGTTCTAAGAAGGCCAAGAAGGGCAGCCGCAAGAGCAAGAAGGGTAGCCGCAAGAGCCGCAAGTAAGCGACCGAATAAAAAACTGTGTTAGTTAGGTTACATAATAATACTACTCTATTTAGACAACATGTTGTACCATATACCACATGTTATCAATGATGATTTTGCTCATACCTCATACCTTATCGCATACGGGGAGATAGGTATTGGGTACATATTTGTGCCGACGAGAATCCCATGTCATTTTGCAACGAATGGATTGCAGGCAGGTGTCAGGTTCATACCTGCGTGGCGAGTTGACAATATAACTCACCGTATCGGCGAGCATATTTGCCACGGGTTCTAGCGTGGTGTTGATCGAAAGGGCTGCGATGCGTTCCATGAATGCTACAGCAAACATTATTCTTTAGCGATAAATGACTATACGTCTGTTCTGTGTGTATGCATAGTGGTGTACACAAAGAACTCATTCAATTCTTTTCTTGATTTTCTACTTTTCTATTTTTTCCATTTACTTGCGCTTGTGTCTGCGGGTCTTGCGCGTTTTCTTAGCCTTTTTGGCCTTGCGGCCACGCGTGGTCTTGCGGGTCTTGCGCGACATTCTACCGACCTTGCCTCGTTTTCCCTTGCGGGTCTTTTTAGCGGCGCGTTTATGGCGTCTCTTTTTGGTGGCGCGTCCGCGTCCGCCCTTCTTCTGACCCATATCTCGTAATGTCTTGGCCGCCGCGTACGCATCCACTATTTCTTGTGCTTCTATGTCTTCGTCGTCTCGAGGGGAACGGCTGCGACCTTTGCGCTCATTATCCCTGATGCGTGCATCATCATGTTCTTTTGCACCCGTGTATTCCGCCTTGTCCTCTCTTGTCAGAGTTCTACCACGACCGCGTGGATCCTCCTCCTCCTCTGAAGAAATGTCGCCTAACATTTCAGGTGGTATTCCTCCTTGGGTACTAAGAAATGTCGCACCACTTGCTCCACTTGCTGCTAATGACATCGTAGGAGGAATAGGTAATGACGCAATATACGCCTGATATCTCGGTCTAATACGACCTATTAGGCCAGTTACGGCCTCGTTTAAATCATAAAACTCACCCCCTTCAGCAGTTGCCTGCCGTAGTGATGCTATGGCCTCCTGATAATCCGCCTCGGCCGCCCCATATGCCTCAGTTTGCCCAAAGCCAATTTCAGGATATAATTCTTGCACCTGTTGCAGATTACCACGTATGTAATCAATTACGTTCCTTATCTCGTCTGCACCATCCTCTTCAAGCCTAGTTTTTATCTCTTCGGCGCGTCGAAGATAATCAACCGAAGAAGCCCCTGTATCAGCCGCATGGGTGGAGTAATAATTCCATTGATCTATAAGAGCCTTGAGGTCTGGTCTTATGTCTGTTAAAAAGCCTTTTTTTAAGTTAATGACTAGTTCTTCCATGTTTGCAGGAACGCCATAGTACTTCATTGCGTTCACCCCCTTCGCTCCCTTATCACTGTCTCTTTTAATTGAAAGTGCTAGATATGTCATGAAGTTCTTCCATTTTTCAGTCTTTGCATCATTTCCAGCTCGTGCCTCAGCAGAAAAGGCTTCGGCATATTCCTCTGCCGTGCGTTCCGCTTCTTTATCGACTATCGCCTCGTTTGACCTTCCAACGAATGGCATGCTTCTATTAGCATCCTGAATTGCATCTCGAACTTCTATATTCATCTTAGTTACTGCACTTCTACTCCATACCTTAAAGTAGAATAGTTCAGCTGCTGTCTCTATAGCGCGAACGAAACTGATATATGTCTGGTTGTCGGCTGGCAATTCTAAAATCTCAGCTACAGCAACTGGATAAAGAGAATTATCTTCCTTATCACGACCTGTTCTGGTCAGGTATTCTTGAACGACTGCAATACTGACCGCTTCATGTGCACGAATTATTTCTTCGAGTGTCTGATTTCCTATCGCACTGTGAACAAGATCTACTGCTGCGTGACCAGATTGCCATGCCATATCGTATAAAGCGCTTATGCCTTGTGAAGCTACCCCTTGCAACCCGTGTACAACCCCCCTAGTATAAACGCCTATAGCAGCAATACTAATATCGGTATGTGCTTTAATTTCATCTACGTATTTCTGGGTAGTGACTGCGGCTGGAGATTCAATTGCTCGTTGCATTGTTCTTATTACAGCATTTGCAACTGGTATGGCCTTAACTATCTCAGTAATCTCCAATGCCTTAGATGCTACTTTAACCAGTTCTTGTCGGCCATTGATTGTTTTTTGGTATTTGGCTGTGATAGCATTTATTTTAGCTTCTGTGGATTCTCGTGTACGCTTTGTACCTTTGTTCACATCTATCGCAGGGGGTATATAATCAAGATCATTAACGCTAGCGCCGCCGCCAGCCGCTTTAGTTGTTACTTCCATTCTACTACTAGCCATATTTTATAGTATACCTAAATATATAAAAATGAAGTAATACGTATATTATTTCATTTAGCATATGTGGTCTGTTGTATGTTTATGCTGACTCTCCGCCGCCTCGTTTTGACATTAGATACATGAGTGCGATGACAACCAATATCACAAGGAAGATTGTCATGTAGGGAGGCATGGAGGAGTCGTCCTTTTTCTTGGTGTCTTTTGACGCGCACGCGTTGTCGTCGTTTGTGATGCCGTCCCATGAGAGGTTACACTCATCTCTAAATACCTTCCCCGCTTGGCATCTCATAGCTGGTTTTGTGAATGCAGTCAAATCTACCCCATTGCTTCCGAAACTGCTTACATCACATCTTCCTAAATTGTGAGGATTTGTACAGTGTTTACCAGTTCCAGATGTGTCTTCCCAGTAATCGGGGCATACCGCGATGGTGGGTGGCCACGTTTTATCCTGTGTTTTTGAGTTTGCTAAAAGATATCCAATGAGGGAGAGCATGATGATGAGAACGACGCAGGCAACGCCTACAACTTTAGTTTGAAAAGGGTCTAAACCAAGCATAGTAATGATGTATATATATAGTGGTGATATTTTAGTACGTGTGTGCAAAAAAAATAAAGTATCACGATAGGATATATTAGAATGACAAGTCGAACACAGAGAGAACCTACCTATAATGGTCGTGTAAATATAATGGAGCCAGACACTGATACGTCAAAGTTGTTTAAAATGTACGATAAGATGCCAGTATCCGACCCCACCTCGTTTAGGAACGCGACCCAGGGCATATGGAACCCTACTGCACTGTCCGATGCTTTTTTTTCGAGCGAGAATATACGCATCCTTCAAAATGGTATAAAATCAGGTGTGTATAAGAAGTCGAATAGTCAGTACCGCATATGTGATCAAAACTCGGATACACTTAAGATCATTATGCGCAGCATTTTTCTTGAGAATGCCGAGAATTCAAAAGATGGTGTTACACAGCAAATAGTCGTTCTAAACAATCATGTTCTCGACTATGCTGTCCCTCAGGTGTACGGCGCGACCGTATCGTACAATAAGTATCTACGCGACGCGAGTACGTTGATTCAGCCCATGTCACACCCTATATTGTCGTCTTATCCCAAGCAACTCCCCCGAACTCAGTTTGGGTTTAGTAAAGAAGATACTACAAACTAGATATAATCGCAACACAACATAGACCTAATCATTTATGTATCTATATTATGAACATTCCCAATCTAGATACGTTACTTATTCGAGATGAAATATCTGCAAATATTCGTAGTTTTTTGCTTGATTTTGAGAATAGTAGGCATGATCTGACACAGAAGCGTGGGGTCTATTTATGTGGTGGTTCTGGATGTGGGAAGACAGAGTTTATCAAAAATATTTTGAAGAGTATAGATTACGATGCAGTATTATTTGACGCAGGTGATATACGCAATAAAGGTGTGATTGAATCAATGACGCGTCCTAATATGTCAAACGCGAATATAATGAGTACCCTTACAAAAAAGAAGAAGCCTATTGTGATTATCATGGATGAGATTGACGGAATGAACAGTGGTGATAAGGGTGGGATTAACGCTCTCATTAAGTTGATACGACCTAAGAAAACAAAAAAGCAACGAAATGAAGAAGTGTGTAATTCACCAATTATTTGTATAAGCAATCATCATACAGACAAGAAAATCAAAGAACTCATGAAGGTATGTCATGTTTTTGAACTTCCTTACATTGGAGTACCTCAGTTGCATGAAATCGTGAAAATCGTTATGCCCGCCACGAGTATTCAATGTAGAAGTTATATTGCAAACAATATTCAAGGAGACTTGCGACGCGTTGCAACATTACATGCTATATATACAAAATGCCCCGAACGAGTTACGATGGGATTGCTAAAAACGATCATGTTCCCTAAGTGTTGTAACGACGATACAAAACAGATTACTACAAAGTTATTTTCCACATCCCACAATATTGAAGACCATAATATTATTATGAATGAGACGGATCGTACAATTGTTGGGCTGCTATGGCACGAGAACGTGATTGATATATTACAGAACATACCGAATAAAGAGTATGCAATATCAATGTATTTACAGTTTCTTGCGAATATGTGTTATTCAGATTATATTGATCGCATCACATTCCAAAAGCAGATATGGCAGTTTAATGAGTTGAGTTCTCTTATGAAAACATTCTATAATAGTCATATTTTACATAATAGTACAATCCGTATGTCAGACCCGGTGTTGTCTAGCGTGAGGTTTACTAAAGTGTTGACGAAATACTCAACTGAATATAACAATTCACTGTTTATCCACAATATGTGTCAACAGGTTGGTATGGATAAGAAAGACATGTTTTTGTTTTTTAGATCATTAAGTCATGATGAACATAGCGACGAACGAACCACTCTTTCTGATAATTATGATATTACAAAGCTGGACATTAGTCGTATTGATCGATATTTAGACAAACACATATCAGATATTGTCGATACGACAGTAATGTCTACATCGGCATGCGATGGAGACGGTGATGATATAGACATATAACATATCACCTGATTGATCAACCACTACATGATTTCTAGCAGTAGAGCAGTAGGTTGACGTGTGTGTATGTAAATAATAATATTCAAGTATAGTACGTACGATTATCTATGGCCAAATCAACATCTCGGGTAAAGCGCACAAGAGATGGAAATGCATCAAAATTAGATAAAGAGAGTATTGTTAATCTTGTCAAAGCTATTGTAAAGAGTGGTGTAAAGCTTACGGTTCATGTAATTCTTGGTATTCTATGTATTCAGCAGGCTCGCCTGTCGCAATCTGGTCTTTTACCCACATGTGTTTCTACTGCACCATATACAGATAAAGATATCGAGATGGACCAGATTCACATGGACTTTCTGACGACATCTGACAAGGGTGTAGATAAGTCGATCAAGGCTACATTTCCAGTAAAAGACAACTTGGCGTTGTTTCAAGACTCTACTTTGTTAAAGACAATCCGTAACTGGACGATAAGTGCCCAGTCGAATAACCTGACCTATTATTTCGGTTCATGTATGCAGGCTGCAGCGCTTAGTTATTATTCAATGCATAGCAATCTGTATGGGTTTGTAAATTCTTGGCTTCCACAATGGTTCATCATGTATATGTCGTTCACTATCATTCCTCTGATCCTTCAGATTTCAGGTTTTTGGGCATTCATCGTGTTTGTATTTAGTTCTCTGGCGAACTGGGGAATGCTTCTGGAATTAGGAACAGTAACAAAGGAAAATCCAACGAGGAAATCATGGCGACCTGACACTGGTATATGGACATGGCCTTCGTCACCATTTACAATATTAGTTCTCATTCTTGTTCTTTGTGCTCTTCCTCTAACAGCCGGTGCAGGAGTTGGTCTAGCAATCCTTCTAGGACTAAGTACACTATTCACCCGAACCCGGTTGGTATACTCCAAAACACATGAAATAGAAAGTGCAATGTCAGACAACATACAGGATGCCACTGCATCCCCCGTAGCAGAAGTTGTTGCAAGTGCCCCCCCGATTGGTTCTGATGAAGGTATGAAAGGAGGAGGACCTCCTGAAAACGATACAGACAAGAAGCCAACTCCTGAGGAAAAGGCTGCTGCAAGAGAGGAAAATTGTAGTGTTTCCAATAAGACAAACTCAAAGAAGAAAGAGATTTTTTCTCTAACCAACCAGATAGGGTTGACATTTAAAGTATATCGACACATCATCATGATCGTCATGACAATCTATATGCTCATGGATATTTACTCCGTCATGGGAACAAATTATCTAATTGCTGGTATTTTTGCAGCGATATGCATGTATTACTTTACTGATGTGTATAAGAAATATAAAATATCTGCATGCGACAACTTTACCGAAGGGTTAATCGGGTATACAAATAGTTTTCGCAAATGCGAACTTGAACCAGGCGCGCCTCACGTAGACGAAGAGGTCGAACGTGCAGGGTTTCACATCCCAACTCCAGACTTAGCTAAAATAGCGAGTGCTGCCACTGGTGCGGGTGCATTGACATCGATTGCGTCCTCTATATCGTTACCATCCGTTCCAGGTCTGCCAGATAATGTGACTGAGTTGCCCACATCTAGTAGATCG